ACTGTGGCTGCCTTTTTATTACATAGTACCATGTCTGGTGTGGGAAATTTTGATCCGGATTTCTCTATTTGATCGTTGCTTTTCTCTGCTGCATAATACTCACCAATACTTCCGTGAATAATGTGTTCAAATGTTCCACCTATCGCTTTCACAAAAGTAGTCATTCCACTAGCAAGTAAACAAGTTTGTGCTAAGTCATAAGGATTTCTTAATTTGGGATCACTAAGAACTGAAACTATTCCTGTAACTCCTGCTGATTCGTAATCATGGTTCTCATTCAATCCTTTAATAATTTCATCTATCACCTTTATGTCATCTCCAGGCGCAGCATCTGCATTCGATACTCTTGCTAATAAATCTTCACCATCTACAAATACTCCTAAACATTGGGCAGTTTCAATAGTTTTTGCATTCCAATTAATTCCACCACCATCAGTTCTTTTGATAAATTTTGTTGATACTCCATCTCTTGATCCAGTAACATGATAAACTGTATTATCTAATTCTACCCATGCTTCGACTGATGCTGCACCACCTAACTCAACCTCTATTGCCCCATCAGTTGCTGCTACCTTAGTCAATAAACTATTAGCCTTAACAGGCATTCCTTTATCATTGAGTGTATCTATATGGCTACCAGAAGGTGAAAATTGTGTACCTACAGGATACTTTGTATCATAGATACTCATTTCATTAAGAATCCCTTCTATTAAATAATCTCTAAAATCAAGCATATTTTCCCTACGTTGGTTAAACCGAGTTTACTGATATAACTGACTAATGTTTTCATGTTATTTTCCAATTAGAGGGGTGTTTTTCCCAATCCCACTTAGGATCACCTGACATATACGATAGTTCACTTTTTAATTTATTCCAATCATCTTCATCTACTTCAAAAGAATTTCCATCCCATTCCACATCTGCATCCCAAACGGATAAATACTCTTTTGCTCGGTCAATATCGGCCTTTGGTGGTGATATTGTTATAGTATCTGAAAATATTCCTTCATAAAATTTTTGAAATGATATCATTTTGATTCCCCTTAGATTAAATACACTTTACTGATATATTTATAATAACAAGCAAGTTTACTTTTCGGGGGCGGGCTCTGGGTCTGGAAATGGTGGTAATTCACCTTCATATCTCTTTTTTAGAACTTCGTGTGCAAAAACATCTCCACTAAGTTCATGCCATCCTTTACAGGTATCTTCATCTACTGTAGCACAATAAAATGTTCCAGATGGATCTTCCATAACGTAGATCATTTCTCTGTCGAAAATGTCGCTTTTATCCGTAATGAATAAGACATGGATCATCGTTCCCTTTTCAGGGTTGATGTAATAGCAATCAGGCGCAAATGCCTTGAGGGTGGGAACAGATAGGTTTTTATAAAATTCTTCCCTATCTTCTTTTCTTTGTTTTTTGTATTCTTCTAAATTGATTATATTGTCATTCTCCAAATTTAAACTCCCCAAAATCTTTTTTAGTCTTTTTTGAGGATGTATCGAATACCGGAGTATCTTTTTTTTCTTCTCTACCAGTATCAACCAATCCAGACTGTGATTCTTCTCCCAAATCGGAAAGTCTCATTTTCGCTCTATCAACTCCTACTAAAAATTTCTTATTTGAGGTAATATCACTATATCGATTTTTTAGCTGTTTAATTAATATTTGTCCGGCTTCTTCTAAGTTTTCATTACTAATAATTGCAAACATAAAATCTGCAGTTGCGGGAAGTCCAAAACTCTCACTAGTATCTTCAAGACCAACATCTGTATTTTGAAAACCTTGCCTATTCGTTTGGGTGGCTGACAAAATAGGAACATCAAATTCTACTGCTAATCCCCTAAGTTCTTCTGCTATCGATTTAATATAACTGTAAGAATTTACATATTGTCCTGGTTTAATTCTTGAAGAAGAACATATATTAATATAATCAACAAGGATCATATCTGGTTTAAAATTTCTCTTAAGATTTAGTTCATTTAATAATGCTCTAAAATGATTTGTACTAGCCGCGGCTGTAGGATATTCCTTGATAATTAATCTACCTTTAACCGTATCCTTGAGGGCCTCCATTTTCTTTTCATACATCTTTTTAGATAAACCTACTAAATCATCTAATTTAATATTTAATAAATTTGCATCTATTCTTTCTGCGATTCGTTCTTCTGACATTTCTAATGTAATATACAAAACATTATTTCCCTGTGATAGAGCACTAGCACTAACATGACACATAAACAATGATTTACCAACACCTGTTCCTGCGAGGGCAATATTCAAGGTCTTAGAAGACAGACCACCTCCTGTTATTTTATTGAAGAAGTCGAGATCAAATGGAATTTTCTTTTCCACTCTATGATAGAATGCATACCGATCATCAGAATCCAGAAGGTAATCATGACCCACGTGAGGATCAAAACTAACAGAAAGAGCATCGGTAAGCAACTCAGGAATAGCACCTTTGTCCTCGTTAGATTTTTCGGGCTCATCCAATATTTTAATTGAACTGACAACGGCATTGTATATTGCCTTATCTTGACAGAATTTTTCTGTTGTTTCCAAGAGCCATGAAAGATCCGATTGTTCATCGTTTTGTCCTTCCAGATAAGTTAAAAGTTCTGTTACACTTTCAAATTCTTCATTTTTCAATGATGTGCCATCTAATTCAATAACTAATGCTTCTTTAGTAGGTAAATTATTATATTTATTGATAAAAGAATTTATTTGTTCATACAATAATTTATCTGTATGTTCTATAAAATATTCTTTGCTGAGAAAAGGTAAAACTTTTCTAGAATATTCTTCGTTATGTATTAGATTTTTAAGTATTAGTGTTTCTATCCGCTGCTGCATGTTTATCCATTTGTGTTTGTATAATTTCTATTACCCATTTGCCTAATTGTTGCTCAAATGCTTTACCTTCTTCATCAGAAATTTTATGACTTATATTACGTGGAGGCACTTCAATTTCATATTCATATTGACAGGCTATATCATCTCCCGTCAATTCTTGTTCTACTAATTTAAATGTTGTATATCTAATTATTGCGCCATCAAATGATGAATTATCTTGCACTATTATACATAATGATTTATCTTCTGGATCATTTGGATTTGAACACACCTTATATAGATCACTCATCGGTCGCCTCCACTTCAGCTGTCTCTACCTCATCAAATCCACCATAGAGAAAAACTTTCTTAGCATGAACATTTAATTTATCAAGAATTTCTGGTGTAAAATACTTTTCAGGATCATTTAAAATTGCCTTACCAAATACTTTAGAACCATCTGGCATTTCATATCTTGTAGATATTTTAGTAAAGATTCCTGCGTCCTCTGCCAATTCAATGAGACCGTAATATCTATTCAAACCTCTATCATACCGCAAGAGAACATCAACTATTTTGTTCTCCTTAGTTAATCTAGATTTGAAATTTTTACAATGAATTACATTTCCTACAACATCAGTTCCTTCTTTTTCTTTTCTCTTTGAAAGGAATATAATAGTTGAAGCAGCATATTGTAAACCACTACCACCACCCATTACAGAAGTTGGAAACATTGTACCCATTTGTTTATATGTGTGATTAGTAACTAATAATGGAATTCCCGCCTTACCAAGTTTCAATGTCAATACTCTGAAAGCACCTTTGACTAATTGTGCTCGCGTCATATCTTTGGTTTCTTTACCTTCGGAAATATCAGTTACTTCTTTAGTAGTAGATAGCATACCAAGAGAATCTAAGCACATCAACAATGGACGATCTTCTTGACCCTCACCATGACTTTCTACTACTTTTAATGCTTGATGTGTAAATTCTTGAATCGTGGTGACAGGAAGAATTATCATCCGTGAAGAATCAATTCCTCTGTCTTCTATCATCTGTTTAGTTAGAGCAGACTCAGACTCAAAATACAGAACACCGCCGCTAGGATTATCTGCAAGAAACTGTTTGACAATGCCCAAGACAAAAAAGGTTTTTCCTGTTGCTGTCTCGCCCGCCAAAGCTGTAATCTTATTAGAAGGGATTCCTCCATAAATATCTCCTGAAACTAATGCGTTTAAAATATAACTACCAGTATCTACATATGTAGACACATCGCCCGCTTCGATTCCATCCGAAACTTTTGTACCAAATTCATTACCGGTTGCTTTTAACAAACCATCAAAATAATCACTCATTATTTTCCTTTTATTGTTTTATAATCATCTATTATTTCTATAACATGAAACCCGTCATCTCTTATGGATGATGCAAACTTACTTGCCTCTTTTCGAGTTTCAAAAGTCATAATAGACATTGATTCTGGAATAATATCCACAGAATGATTTAACTCTTTGAAGTCTTCTACAGAATCCACTTTTTGTTGTTTGTATGTCTTTCGTGCATACCTCACCATTATACTTCCTGCCATATTACCTTTTACATATACTACTTCTATTATACACTAAATAAAGAAATTGTCAAGACTAGACCGCCGTTCCGTGTCCCAGCCAATTACATCTAATACACCTTTCAATGGTTCAACAAAGGCCTTATTAAATTGTGTATTATAATCTATATATTTTTCCAATTCAAATTCTTTAGGTAAATTATTTAATATAGAAATTACCTTATCTCCCGCTGGATTAGGATCTTTAAGATAAGCGAACTTAACTTTTTCTCCTTCTTGAATTATAGGGTATTTTTTTGTAAGTTTCTTTGATCTAAGCATGTGATTATAAATCAACGAACCCTTTACATGAATTGGAGTACCCTTTGTGTAAATGCTGGCGGGATCTTTATATTTTTTTAGTCCATTAACCGATCTTGGAAATGCAATCTTTTCCATATCTAAACTAAAAAACTCTTCTTTAAACTTTTCAATATAACTAATCACCTCATCTTCTGTACCTGAAATAATAATATTGAAAATCGCTCTCAATGATTCTCTACAAGCTTGTGGTGTAGAACTTTTAATTGCTTCAATACCTACAATCTTTAGTTTAGGTTCTTCATATCGTACACCTTCAGAATCATGAACGTTCAGAATATAATGTTTCTTTGCTGTCCAGATACCTGTATCAGCAATGACCTCACGTTTCATGACCATCTTTTGTTGATAAGCATTTACATACTCAGCCAATTCTTTATATGATTTTTCAATAACTCCTTCGATTCTTCCACATGCTTTGTCTAAGAAGTTAACAATTTTTTCATCACCAGTAATGCCGACTTTAGAGACAAGATCCTCAAGACAAACATATAAAGAATCTGTATCCATAGCAACAATATAATCCTTATTCACAGCAGATAATGTAGTGTTTAAGTACTTATTCACAGCATTTTCTGCCCATTGAACAGACAATTGACCAGCAACAGAAACGGCTTCAGCATTTCGTTCATCATAATAACGAAACCATTGATTACCCATAGCTCCATAAGCAGAGTTGAGTGCGATCTTTAAGTTCTGTTGATAATTGTAATATTGTGACAATTTATTGGGATCGGCGTTTCTTCCTTTTTTCTGTTCTTCTATCATCAACTTCTTATATGTAACTCTATCATTATACATACTTTCCATTAACTTAGGAAGAAACCCCTGTTTATCTTTACGATAAACTGACCCATTCGGAGTAACTGTTACATTCTTTTCTTTCCAAATACTTGTATCAAACTCTTTATTCAATAATCCATCTACACCAATATCATCTTGCCATGTACCAAGAATAGTTTCCGGAGAAATGTTGTATTGCATAATCAAATGGGGATACAAACTATTCAAGTCAAAACTAACTATCCACTTATGTCTACCTTTTTGTGGTGCCTTCACATAAGCACCTTCATACGCATCCCCTTTACGTTGTTTACTCTTTTGGGGAATCACAACTTTCTCTTTCAAAAGATGATTGTAAATAATACAATCCCACATTCTTGTCTGCGCAAATACATCTGTATAATTACACTTTGACAAATATGCTAGAGAAATGATCATCTCTAAAAGCTTCATCTTATTTTCAAGACGGTCTACTAGTAATACATCTTGAATATTGTATTCAATAAACTTTTGATAATCTGTTCTGTATAATTCATGTAATGTGTTTACTTCAGAATAATCTAGTTTATTTTCATCCAATTCAACATGCGCAATATGATCTAATCTATAAGATTCTTGATTGGTATAAGTAAATTTCTTATAAGCATCCATGTAATCAATTTCAGACACACCGTATATCTCATAAGTCTGAACTTCTTTACCACCCATACCAAAGATTTTTTGTTCTCTGACAAATCCCCATGGCGATAATTTCTTGACCCATGTTTCATTTAAGATTTTACGAATTCGATTAACCAAATATGGAGTATCAAACGTTTTAGTATTCCAGCCTGTAATTACATGAGGACAATTCTGTTGCCAATACATCACAAATTGCTCAAGTAATTGTCGTTCATCTCCACATTTATTATATGTAATATTTTCTTGAGTATTATTAAAGTCAGAACAACCCCAAACTTGAATATCATCATTTATCTTAATTGTGATTGCTGTTACTTCTTCTTGAGCATTTTCGGGATTTGGAAAACCATGTTCTGAACCTACTTCAATATCAAGAAACATTATTTTGAGATGTTCAAAATTATAATCTACTTGTTCAGGATATGTTTCAGCAATATAAGAATAATTGTAATTAGTATGGCCGTAGATTTTCATATTTTCTACGCCTTCATACTTCTTCATTGCTTCGCGAGTTTCTTTGATAGTTCCCCATTGAACAGGACCTACTGGCTCGTCCTCAAGAGTATGCCAATCAGTTTTAGTTTTGGTAGGAATGTATAAGGTGGGTTTGAATTCGTGCTTGTCATCAAAGGGGAGTCCGTCTTCAATTCCCCTCTCAAAAATGTAATTTCCGAGACATACTACATTAGTATAAAATTTGGACATTTATTTTTTTAGAATATCAGAGGTGGCGAGTTGATTTATCATAATCACTATTAATTTTATCTAATCTATTATAACACACTTTTATGTGTTTGTCAACCCATGTTGGTTTTGACAAAAAAGCGCCAATAGTAAATAGCACTTGAAGATAACATTTAATTCCAAGTGCTATTATTTTATTTAGATACGAATCCACTTTTATATACCACGCCACTTTTTGTTTTAAGTGCAGTGAGTATTTTCTTACGGTTCCCCATAAGATTATAACTACAATGAACCCAACCGCTGTTAGGGTCTTTACCATCATAAAACTCTAAAATAATTTGATCAAAATCTAAATTCTTAGTAATCCATAACGCAAGGTCAGGATTAGGTGTCGAAAAAGATTCAAAGTCTGCCGCTTGGCCATTACAATGTTGACTCGTTTTAGAGCCGCCCACTTTTGCATTTAGTGTAGGACTTCTGTAACCAGAGTTGATAGTGATCACTCCAAACTGTTCTCTAACTGGTTGCAAAATGTTAATGCAAAGATGTGTTAGATTCACTAGATGAATATCACTAGGTGAATTGTCCACACGCAATCTTTCAGCGGTTGAACTTTTTACCATTTCAGATAACGAAAAGTTTTTAGATAATCTTATTCTTTCAGCCATTATAATACTCCCACATCATTTTTTTTCTGTATATCAACTGATCCAGTAGTAGGATCAAATTTAAGGGTAAGTTGTATTTCTACTGGTTTAAGTGTTCCGTCTGCTTTGATGATAGGTAACTTGCCTTCAGCCGCCGCCAACAATGCATCTTTAGCATTTGAAAATTCATGTGTTGAATCATCCTTTATAGCTTTATCTAATTCTTTTTTTGCACTCTCTGGAATTAGATCATCTATCATCTCTTCCACTTTGTCAGATGCAAAATCCGCTTGTTTTGCCATATCTACAACAAGACTAGAAATGACATTAAATAATATTACTGGTAACATAATAAGTTCTCCATAATTAATAACTGGCTGGAACAATCAGTTTCACTTCGATTCTGCTACGGTTCCAGGCATATTTGATTGTCTATTTGAATGATGATATCGGTCAGATTTTATTGCTGGCATTGCACGTGAACCAAACCAGAAACTGACAACTGCGGCGAACAATCCTTCAGTCTCAGGATCCCACACCACATCCATAACAGCGTTTAAGTTTTCGCCATGTTGTACTGCTGAATAAACTAATACCACTTTAACACCTATAAATGTTATGAAAAATGTATAGGTTATAAAAGGTCTTACGAATGCTCGTAATGAATTTATAAATCCTGTTTGATGTCCTAGGGAGGTGTCATGATCTAAAAGTACTTTGTGTTCTTCTAACTCTTTCTTCGCATCAAATAACTTAATATCTAAATCTATGCCCTGTTTTTTCGCCTCAATCTGGAGCTTAAACTCATCCATTTTGTTTGATTGGATTTGTTTATCTTTGAAAAAATCTATTATACTTGGAACAGTTGAAGTTGCAAAACCTAGTACACTTCCCAATATTGTAAGCATTTTAATTCACTTTCTGAATACTTTAATTATTCACATCCACATTGATCTTCTGCGGTACATGTACAAGGTTCACAAGTACAATTTTCGCATTTACATTCTTCGTTATTACACATTTTTTTCTCCTAATGGGAGGTTTATATTTCTGTAATATTTAGTGAACTAAAAGCCCACCAGTATAAAATACTGATGGGCGCATCGAATTAGTTAATCGACTTGAGTTTCTTATCTCCAATAGGAATTAAACGTGCTCGTTTCTCCTCTGGAATTTGTTTCTCAAGTTCAACGGTTAACATTCCGTTAGTAAGGTTACAACCCTTTACAACAATGTCATCAGAAAGAGTAAATTTTCTTTCAAATGCTCTACAGGCAATTCCCTTATGAACATAAGATGAGTCTGAAAGTATTTCTGTAGCCATCTCTACACCGGAATTGATTTTAGTACGAATTGTAAGGGTTTGTTCTTTCAATTCTACTTCCAAATCATCCTCATTAAAACCAGCAATCGCCATTTCAATGAAAAAGAATTCTTCTCCAGTTTTTCGGATGTTGTAGGGGGGATATCCTTGATTGTTTGTAACGTGTTGCGTAGAATCTCCAAGCAAACGATCAAACATTGAATCGAACCCTATTGAAAATCCTAGAGCTCTTTCGAAATCCCCAAAATTTGCAGGGACATGTGATGCGCGTAGTACCATTATTCCTCCTTATATAAGCGAGGTTAAAAAAATTCACCCCTCATACGCAAGAGCGGGTGATAATTACGAGGTTTCCACAATGGACAACCTCAGTCGATGAAACCTTCTCCTTTGAAGAAGTGTCCACAACGATGCTTAAAAACAATCCAAATTAACTCTAAAAAAGAATCGGCAGTATAATTACCTGAATTTTTTACAACTAATTTAAATTTTGTTTCCATTTCAATTTCTTCGATTTGCCAATTTGATTTCATAATAAAAGAAGGGGGTGAAAACCCCCTTCAGTTGTACTTCCATAATATAAAAATCACTTAGTATATTATAACATACTTTTTGAAATTGTCAAGTGACTACTTCTGGTAAATTCCCCAAAGTACCCATATTGCGACTAACCCAACTAAACCTTCACTTCCGAGTGATTTAACTAAGCTGGTAACTGAACCAACTACATCAAGTCCTAAGAAAGGAACAGCTGCTCCAAAAAGAATTTGCAGTACTACACCAAGTGCTATTAGTGCAAGACCTGCTTCTGTTAGGCTTTTAATCCAGCCTGTTGCTTTTTCTAACATTTTTACTCCGTTATAAATTTAAAGACATTGGTATGTAAAAATTACGTACCAGTTGAACCAAATCCACCATCTCTATCTGTTTTTTGAGATGGGGCTTCATCAGACTCATCCAATGTATATTTTTCACACCGAACCAGTTCTCCTTGGCATATTCTGTCTCCATTATAAATTCTCACGGGTACGTTACTGATATTCGTAACCATTGCAAAAATGGGATCGACATAATCGCTGTCAATAATTCCCTCACAATTTGCGAGATAAACTCCCTGTTTAAATGCCAGACCAGACCTTGAATGTAATCGAACTGAAAACCCTACTGGAATATCTGCGATAAGTCCGGTAGGAATCAACATTCTTTCCATATTATTGAGCTGTATAAAAGTATTACTATTATTTATATCAAAAGCAATTCGCCGTGGTACTGATTTAGTAGAAATTGCTTGATAATATTGTATTTCTCCACCTTCAATTAAATTTGCATAGAAATCGAAACATGCAGATTCTCTTGTAGCAAATGTTGGTAATTGTACTTTATCGTTTAATTTGAAGAATTTTAATTTTTCTTCATTCATTGGTGATTTAGATAATGAAGTTTTATTACCTGTTGGTGGCTTAAGAATTTCCACCGGCTTCTCTGTTTTCGCTTTTTTCATAATTTACTTTTTTATTTCCTATATTATATTTTGCTGTTAATGTCCATTCATCTTTTTCTTTATATGAAAGAATTTTTAATTGATTTAATGGAACAACTAATGTAGCTGTTTGATCAGAATTTACTAATTTTATAAGACTCCATTCAACTAATAAATTTGATATTGTATTTCTTCTCGCTTGATCATTTTCTGAAAAATCTGTAGGTTTACCATCTAATATAAACAATTCTTTAAAATGAACGATAAAATATCGCCCCTGTTTATGTAATATATGACAAGATTGAAATAATGTCTTGTCCTTTCTTGATGCAACCCCAATTCTTGTAAGTGTTTCTCTAATCTTTAAAAAGTCATCTGGTTCTGCTAGAGTACATTCTACCATCTCATCGATGTTTGCCATTATTATTCTCCATTCCACCTTTTGCAAGTTTATTCGAAATCTCTTTGATATCCTCACTAGTAAGGATTTCTAGAGCATTCTTTGCTTTTTCATTACCGAAACCAAAATACTCTTTGACTAGTTCTAGATTATCAATTTTGTCTGGTTTCAACCATTTAGACCATCTTTTTCGTGGTCTAATGTTATTTAGTAAATAGTCGAATTGGAGTTTATTATCAAGAAAATGTAACCTATTCATTTCATTGACTTGTATGACTGTATCTTGAAAAAAGCTGAACCCACGATTGATAAGAAAAGGAATATAATCCTTTTCCGTCATAGGATCACCATCATTCATGATATTTTTATGATCATTAATGGACTTTATAAATTCAAATGGACCTATTTTATTTTTCATATCTCTATAATATCATACTTTTTGTATTTGTCAAGATGTATGCTTAACCCAATGATCTATTATGCTCTTTGAGTGTGGGAGTTAAATTTGATAATTCTGTTTCTCCACCATATTCTACTTTTTTCATGTGGTGTGTTTCTGTATCTGAAGAAAAGGCTTGCCGTGGAGTTAGTTTTTCACCTCCGATACCATCTATAAAATCTGATGTAACTAGTGCGTCTCTTTTTTGATTTTTAGAAACTGCTCCACTATCCACCTTTAAAACAATAATATTTCTATCTAAGTAATCCTGTAATCTTTCATCCAATTTTGCTTTTAGATATCTTATTCTTGTTTTCATATAAGAGATTTTGTTATTTCTGTATGTAGCAGAATAGCTATCATCATTTTTTGTATATTCATGTACCCCATAATCATCTATACTATATTTTCTTCCCGCAAAGTTCCCTGACAGCTTCTTCATTTTCTTTTGTGTACACTTTGAAGATTGAAAGTTTGAAACTGGTCCAAAATAGGCATCTTCAAAATTAGACATCCTTGCTGCTTCATCTTCAATAAAATCATTAATCCAAATTCTTTTATCTAAAATTTTATACTTATCGAATTGATTCTCTCTTGAAAGTTTATTCCCATAAGTAATACATTTCATAAGAAGACAATAACTCTTAAGAACATTAAGACCTGAAAGAGTATTTAAATTATCCAAAGGTTTTTTATTAGTGAATCCATAACCTAATATTTTAGCAAAATCAGAGAGCCATTTTTTTACATTAACAAAATGACTTTTAGGTGGTATTCTTTCTTTGTTAAACTCTCCTGAATATGTTTCTAAATCTTTATCCTCAGGCCACTCTTTGTGATCAGGCGCAGTAAATAAACACAATTCCATTAAAAATCTACGATCTCCATATATTTCAATACCGTATGTGTTTCCAGTAAACAGTTTAGGATTAAAACGAAACATCGCCTTTATAGCAGGATCATTTAATATTGTCATCATTCTCGCTTTTAATAAAGAAGGACCTAAATAAACCTTTTGAAAAAAACTCCACGGATCAGTAGAATTTACACCAATTACCATTTGCTTATAAATTTCAAATGTGCCTTCATTTGAGATGGCACAGCAAACTTTAACGTTTTTAATATCTTGTTTAACGAGCTCCGGTAAATCTTTAAACAAATAATTTTTCCCCGCTTCCATTCTGAAAAATTCTAAATCTGTCTCTTTATCGTTCCATTTTCTAACTTCTTTCATGTTTAATGGAAATTTATTTTCAAAAAATTTCGTTATTGGTTGATCAATTCTTGATTGTCCATCAAGATTTAGATAAGCAACTTTTCCTTGTTCTTCGGCTTCATCCTTAATTTTTTGAAATTCTTCTTTGACTTCTTGAAATCCTTGTGCACGTTCTGGTTCACTTTCCTTACAGTTTTCAATTTCATTATTACAATGGTTAATAAGACTATCAACCTTAACAACAATATAATGATGTAGCGTATGACCACCACAAAGTAAGGTTTCCCATGTTGATTGATTTCGTGGAATTGTCCATTTACTTATTTGAATTAATCTTTGTAAATTTTCACTACTAGATACCAATGTATGCTTTGAATGTTTTCCTGTCCACATTGTATACAGATCCCAAAGGGTAGCAAACTCAAGTTCAAAATTTACATCAAGTTTACGTACTATTGCTTCAACTTCACGTTTTTCTTTGCGTTTTTCACTTTGCATAATTTCTCTCGTTAGTTAATTTCTCATTGTTACAGTACCATTATAACACAACTGGGTCAGGAAGTCAAGTGTTTTTTGCATTTTGAGAGCGTGCCGCCGGAACGACACTCCGGGCTCCCAAATTTTCATCCGAAAAAACTCTCTAATGGATTTCTTTGTCCATAATGTGACAAATAAGATTCTTTGATTCGTTCTTTATGATTCTTGAGGTAGATAGTATGACAACCATCTTGAAAAGTTTTCTTTGGTCTGAATAAAAGTTCATCTGAAACTTTACCCGAAAAGGCTTTTCTCAACATTGGTTTCCACATCGGACCATCTTCTTTGTATTTTGGTGGTATTCTCAAACAAAACTCAACCAAATCTTTGTGTAGAAATGGTGTTCTTAATTCAACTGTTCCACCATACATCATTGCTTTATTGGTACGTATTAAATTATTCTTATGAAGATTCATTACTAATTTATATCTTTCTTTAATGTAATCTTTGTCCTTATAGTTCCACGCAAATACATGACCATAAGATGCAAACAATTCATCACTACCCTCTCCACCAAAAACGACCTTAAATCCTTCTTCACGAATTCTCTTAGCAAGTGCTAATTGAGCAACTGCCGGTGAAACTTGTGTCCAATTATAATCTTCGACTGCATAGACTGCTTCACTCATATTTTGTTCAACCCATTCTTCATCAATAATTACTTCATGAAGTGGAACACCTATTTCTTTACTTGCCATTCGGGCATAATACAAATCATCTTTCTTACCAGTATCACCGACACTCACTACAAAAGCCTGTAGGTCTGGAATTTTTTGTTTAAGTAGATACGTGATGATTGTGGAATCTACACCACCAGATAAAATTGTACATACTGGTACATCGCTTATCAATTCATTCGATACACCTTCAGTTAACAAATCTCTAATGCCATCTATTACTTCTCTTTCTTCCATTTCTTCAATATCAGTTATGGCAGGAAACTCGTAAAATTTTGTTTTTTCTAAATTTCCTGTTTCATAATCAAATATGTAATAACAGCCTGGGTCTGCTAACATAACATCAGAGGCGTTGATATTTAATGATTTTGTAATTGTCTTTAGTTCACTTGCAACCACAATTTCTTTACCCTTCTTAAAAAAATACAAAGGGATTCTACCTATAAAATCTCTGGCAAAAGTAAGTTTCTTCTTTTCTTCATCCAAGACCGCAAATCCAAACATGCCATCAAGAGTTTTAATACAATCTTCTTGATCTAAATGAAACATATTCAGTAGTAATTCAGTATCACTTCCTGTATGTAGATCAAATTTAGATTTGTGTGAATCCATACTTCGCCATAGTTCACCATTGTAAACTAATGTGTATGGTTTTTTAAACATTGGTTGCTTTGATTCTTCATTTAACCCCTGAATCGAAAGTCTATTATGACCCAACCAAAAATTAGTTTTTTCATTATATTCAATACCCTTACTATCTGTACCACGATGATCTATAAGTTTTAGAGCATCGACAAACTGTTTTTCAGATGTAAAAATATTTCCAGTAATAAACCCACACATTAATCATCTCCAAATAACGAATTTGACCTTCGTTCCAAAACTACTCTACTATTTCTGTGAGGTGGCTCATACTTAGGATTATCAATCAATAGCCATTGAACTTCACCAAACACCATACTAAAGTATCGTTCATCATATTGTGTCACACCATTTGCTTCCCATGCTTTATGCCCATGATAATCTACTTTTCCTGTTGCTATCAGCTCATCTCTTCCTTTGGAATCTAACATATCCATTTGAGCATTTTCTACTCTACCATCATTAACAGCTTCAAGTAATGCTTCATTATCTATGCAGACGGGTCTAGATATTGAGATAATATTTCCATGAAAGTTTTTTAACAATTCTTTATTCACGATTGGTCTGTCTGTAGGTGTAGAAGAAACTACTATTGTATTAAAATTCTTCATATCAGGAATTAAATCTCGCGAGGTAATTTTTGTTACATCACTTTCAAACTCCCACGGAACAGCATTACCAATTTTCCCTGCTCCTAATATTAAAATATTTTTACCCTTCTTGAATCTACCAATCCAATTTGCTACATTGTATGTATCTGGATCTAGACAAACAACTCCTACTCTATGATTCTCTGCTAATTTTAAATTAATATTATCTGATCCATGTGCTCTACATTGAATCCATTTTAGATTTGGATATGCCTCAAATGTTTTTTGTCCTATCTTGGAAAACTTTACACTCAATACTTCTGTTTCAAGATCACGTTCAATTTCATCTTGAGAACCCATGATCTTATAATCTTCCCACTCAAGTTCATTATCTGTTATTTCATCCCAGTTTTCATACCCCTCAAACTGAAATAAATGATTCATATCTTTCTTATCTTTTAATACAACTCTACTCACCAGTTACCTCCTAAATTCCAAAATAAAATTCTTCCTTCAAATTTTTGTATATTTTCTTCTAACCAATACCATGCCTTCTTGTCCCAAAATTCATTACATGGAAATGGTGTTTCATATGATTCCATCATATCGTCAAATTCAAATTCACTCTTGACTATTTCAATTTGTTCTGATGGCTGTATTTTATGTTTCTCAAATTTCTTTTTGATAGTATTCTCACCAGACACACAAACAGTATGAAATGTTCTATTGTTTCTAGGATCTAATAGAGAAGACCATGGCTCATGTTCTAACATCAAACCTAAACAAGTAACACCAGAACCAGAAGAAACAACCAAATGATCAAAGTCTAATTCTTTCTTAACTTCTTTTAGTCTTTGTCTTTGCGTTGCTATATAGACATCATGATCAAACGCATATGGAAGTCTAATGTAATTCTTTTCCCTTGCTATCTGACCAACCTTATTATACATTATATTCATCATATTAGGTTTAATAGGAAGAATATTTTCAGATTTTTCTAAGATACGTTGTGGGAATTTCTTGGACTCCGGATAGGCCATAATAAATTCATAATCTAATTCTTTTGACACTTCAGCGAGTGCCCACCCAGACCAAGAACCATAAACAGAAAGATGTATTAAAGGTTTTGATGGTTTAATAGTAGTCAGTACATTCTTGAGAGCGGTCAATTTGCCCCACGGCGGATGTACTGTGCCGTCACCCATTAAATCATCACGTTTCACATGAACTTGTTTACCTTTTACAGTATAAGTTTCAATTGGTGTAATTTCATTAATCAAAGAACCCCGCTAATGATGATTTTTCTTTAGATGTTTCTGAGAACTTTTTCTTTTTGATTGGTTCTTGAACCACGGCCGGTCCCATACCCCCCAAAGTAGAATCTTTAAAAGGAGCAAATAAATCAGCATCTTCTCCGCCAGGCTTTTGAAAACACCAAACAGATTCGATAAACCACTTTGCTTGCCATTCATCGTATTTTGCTTTTTTTTCTTCATGTGTATTTCCCTCAAAAGATTTTATGCTTTTCGGGCGTGCCATGATTCTCATTCCGATTTGACCTTTGAAATATTCTTTAAGATCATTTACTAAATCATCACAAGACTTATGGCGTTTACCTTTGACTTTAGGATCCATAATATTAACCATTAGCCATCCACCTGGACTCAATTTATCAAATGCTTTTTTCATTACAGGAAGATAGAATCCATCTCTCCATTCTTCATAAGAATTATATCTACTCCAAGATTGTTCACCCTCAAACTTACTACCTTCTGCATATCGTTCAGTAGCAAAGTATGGTGGAGAACTAAACATAATATCTATGTCATTAGGAATTTCATCCCACGGCAAATCTTCAGCAGGGTATCTATAAATTTTTACTTTCTTTTTACCTTCAACTGAAAACCATTTATCACCAAACTCAGATTTTGGAGATTCTTCACCTAACCAATTTTCATATTGGACTGCCATCTTGTGATAATTTTCATGGAGATCACCATTCGGATCCATTCCATAATATTCATCGGCATTAGAAGCAAAAAATCCTGCCATTCTATCACCCCAACCTGAACTGGTATCAAGTACTTTTTTTGATTTAGTAAAGTCATAAAATGCTTTTGCTACCGATGGTTTGAATTGACCTGCAAAATAAGCACCGACTCGAATACCCTCGATATACATATTATTCTTAAGAGGCATTCCACAATCCGGATGAAGTCTCCATATCGGTGAAAGTATTTGTTTTAAATTTGTTTGCTCCTCCCACATTTCAATCGGACTTGGTGAACGATCATAACCACATTTCATTCGTTCACGATTCATGAACGCGTCAGCCATAGTATTATGAGTTGCACTAAAATTTAAAATTCCTATTCCCCATTCTGGAAAATTACCCACGTAATCATCGTATTTTTCGTGAACGGTTTTACATTTTTCTTTTGGGAAAATATTATCTTTTAAACTAAGCTCACACAAGTCATGAAAATTCTGTCTAACTTCGTGCATATCAAATTCCCGGAATGGAAATTTAGGGTGGTGTTTTTCAAAGAAATGAATCATAGTATCGATCATGACTTTCGCCCGCTTAGACATAGGCAAAGACATATCTGTATCGACATACTTTGTATTTAGATTCTGCCAAGTAAATAAATCGAATACTGGCAATCCATATTCATTAGTATTATCTTCGTAAATTTTTAATAATTCTTCGTTCATTTGAATTCGCAATCCACCATCATCTCTGTGAGACAGGCGACTAGGTTAATTTCTTGGTCTGCAACAAACGCAGACTTATATTGATATTCTGCAATGATAAGAATAGCTTGAGGAATTGAAGTATCTTTGAGATGTTCATGTATTCCGTCATAAATCTTTCGGAAAATTCTTACTGGATCATTATCGACATTTTGAGTAACCCATTTCCGTACTTCAGAAAAATGTTTACCCTTCAAGGCTTTCATTAATTCAAGAAGATTGATTTCACCAATCTGTGCCAAGATACCAGCATCAATAACTCCGCCAGCAGCGTATCTTTGAAGTTCGTTTATCACTCTCCTCATATCTGGAAAGTGTTTCAAAACCAATTCAACAAGAACTTTTTCATCAAACTTGATCTCTTTCAATGTCAAGATTTCTTTAACTCTTTCCAGACATTCTTGACCCAGTTTAGGTTTCTCTGATCTTGGAATTACAAATTCTATTACAGAGCAACGGCTATGGATAGGATCAATGATCCGATTACGAAAATTACAAGTAAAGATAAAACTAACATTGGCGCTAAATTTTTCAATGAACCCCCTAAGTGCCGGTTGAACCGATTCAGCATTCATGTAATCTGCCTCATCGACTATAACAACTTTTCTTCCACCAGTCATTGAGACTGAACTACAATATTGCTGTAGAAGTGTTCTGACAGTATCTATGTTCCTGCCTTCATTTGAACCATTTATCATTAAATAGTCCAAACCTATTTCATCACACATAGCACGAGCTATTGTGGTTTTACCTACACCTGCTCCACCCGATAAAAGTAAATTGGGGATTTTGCCATCATCAACGAAACCTTGAAAGACTTCTTTAACGGGTTCTAATAGAACGCAGTCCGCCACTCTTTTAGGGCGGAACTCTTCTACCCATAAAAAGTTTTCCATGTTTATCCGTTATAGTTTGAATTTTGTTCTGTTGCAATCCAATATTGTAATTTGGAATGTTCGTGTGCGAAATGTGCAATTCCTTTGGAAGAAATTCCGACTTGATAACCACCACTCAAAAGTTTCATGTTCTCGATTTTGAAAACCATTTGAAAATCTTTATCCGTTTCACCAACTTCTTTTCGAAATTCATCAGAAGAATTATTATTGGTATCAGTTGCTACCAAAAATATTTTACTTTTATCACCTTGTACAACTAATTCTGGTAATGATAAAACTTGTGCCGCTTTTAGACAGGCATCGTATGCGTCCTTCGGCATTTTGAAATTGATTTCTGGATCAGGAAAGTCAAGTTTTTTCTCTGGAGGTAAGACTAACATAGCTGGATCTCCATAAACATAATCTAGTTCATAGTCACCATTACTAATATTCAATTTATTTTCTCCTAGATTTAATTCTGGCGCTTTTTCAAAAAGACTGAGTGCACCCAACAATTTATTAAGATCATAGACAGCAAATGTGCTGGGAATATCTTCACTAATTTCTGCACTAGTTAGGATGTTTTTTTGGGGTGAGATTGTTGAGAGTGTTTTACCTTGTTTGAATTGTATATTTTGATTTATTGTCGCGTAGTTTTTAAGTATCGCAGTTGTTTCAGCCGTTAATTTCATCATATTCCTTGTATGTTTAGTATTAATTGTATATCTTATTATATCATGTATTGTTGATTTGTCAAGTTATTATTTTGTAGGTGTGGTAAGAGCGACTTTCTTTTCTTTCTTTTTGTCTGCTCGTTCTGCTGACCTCCTTTCTTTTCTTGATGTTTGTCTTTCTTCTTTTTGGGGTCTATTGTCTATATCTACTCCATGAGATGCATATTCTAATTTACCCAAATCTTTTAATGTACCATTGAACACATAAGTACCGACATGGTTCACTTCCATCCAAGGACACAACCAAGTTGTAAATCCTATCTTTCTAGCAAATTGACAAAACATATAATCTTCAGACAAATATCTATCTGAACCACTTGCACCTTTTCCTGCATATAATTCATTGTCAATTACCGTATCAAAGAAGGCGTGAATGTATCGTTTTCCATCGAAATGTTCTGAACGATTATGGTCTGGTTTGTAGGAAAATTGTGGATATTCTTCTCTGAATTTTTCAAAGACTTCACGTGCAATCATAACAAAACCTGTACCAACTTCTAATACTTCAGTAGGCTCATTTACTTTAATTTGAGTAGTGCCTTCTGTTGGATTAAATACAAAATCACCTGTAAATTTTTCTAACACATTGGGATCTTCATCTGCTAATCCTGCATCTACTGCGTTTCGTACTTTTTCCCAGGCAATACATTTTTTAGGATAAGGTCCACCAATGATTGGCATATCATCATTAATCATAGAAGCAAGTGCCAATACATCTTGAGGATTGAAGTTAATGTCCGAATCAATGAACATCAGATGGGTATAAGGGGAACGTAGAAATTCATCTACTAGGTAATTTCGTGCTCGTGTAATTAGACTCTCATTGAACAGATAAAAGAATTTAATATCCATTCCATATTTTGTAGCAGTAGTTGCCAAATCACAAGATGCTTTGGTATACATTCCATGACATTGCCCGCCATACATAGGCGTACCGACAAATATTTTCTTTTTTCTCAACTCATTAATATCTATTGAAATTTTCATTCACTATCCTATTATAAAATTATTATAAAAATTGTTAATGTTGGGTAGAGCTTAGACTATCCTATACTCACCCATGGCACGTACCGTTGGTCTTGTTGTATAGGCTCTTTAGCTTCATCTAAGTAGGTCACGTATTCACATTCAGGTATAGAGTTCGTCCCTCTGACCTGGCTTTAGTGTCATTTACCCAACAAATCTATTTTAGATTCATCTATTCCACCATGTTTCTCAAGTACTTTATCAATAACTGAACATGGTACATATCCATAAACAGTACCACAAAGATTTTCTCCATCTTCTGCATAGTTTGTAAGCAATGATTCTTCTGTAGAAGGATAACCAACTTCCGCTTCTTCATAATTATCTGCTACATCTTTTGGAGTACTGTACAAACTTTGTCCTGCTTGAACAGACATTTCAAATCCATCTTTACAAATTACATGAGGAGTAATAGAACTGGTCATACCTGGTACAAGTGTTTTAACTATTCTATACTTCTGTATAAATTCATTGATTTTCATATCATTAATATATATATTATCTTAATCCACTCCAATTCATAACTGGATCATTGAACATTTCCAATTGAGCTTGTTCTTTTCTCCATTGTCTAATCGCATCTCCACGTTCTTCATCTATAACATGTTGAGGACGTTCATCAACAACCTCCATAGGTTCGTCTGCAACCTTTTTTGCTATACTGTCTATCATTCCATCACTCCAAAGATAGGTTAAATTACTCATATTAATTTTGTATTTTTAATAGTTGTTTGAGCTCTTTCTATTTTTTTCTCTAATAGTTTTTTCTCGGTATCATCTTCACAAGATTTTAGCTTCTCTTCATATACAAGAATAGATGCTTTTGTGCGTTCAATTGCGCCTTCTTGGCGCTCTCGTTTTCCATGCTGTTTCATGTTTTTTATAAGCTAAACATTATTACTATTGTAAGGTATAACATCCCCATCATCAATACGAATGTTGTAATTTCTTCAAGCCACATTTTCATAATTTAATTTCATTTAAATTGTTTATTAAAAAGAATCCTCTAATTCAATTTTTTTATTCTCTAAAACTTTAACACATATTTTAAGATGTTGGAGTTCTGTATTTACTCTATTAAGTTCAAAAATATTTTGGGTAATCTTCACCGCTCTCAATGTATGTCTTTCCATACTCATACGCAATTCTCTATTTTTTGTTTGATTTGGTTTTTAATGATTCTAAAAACTTTTTATAATGTTTTCGTTGTTCCCACATTTTCATAATACATTCTCATTTATTTGAATTAAAGATTCTCTCCAATCACCCAACTCAGCATCAAGCAATTCAGATGATGTTTGGTGAGTAAGTGATGAAGTAATTTCTAGTACTTTACCAGTTTTAGTGTCCCACGTATCACAAGCAATATCGATTGCAAGACTCGGTTCATCTTCAAATGCGTAAAGAGAACCATTCAAATCTCTCGCCACATAGTTGTAACTTGCTGGTACTAGGGTTTCAACATTTATTTTTTTCATAATTTATCCTATTAAGATTAATATTTGTCTTCTTCATCCAAAAGTCTGTGAGCTTCTTCAGCTTCAGTTTCTTCAGTTTCTTCAACATCAACTCCTGCATCAATCTTGGAATACAAATCCAAGAAAGAAGTTTTCGTATCTTCATCAAAACGATTCACACACATTTCGATTGATTTCATTCTATCACCGAAAATAGCAAATGCATTTGATATATGAACTAACCGGCGAGTTGCGATTACTTCATCGATTCCGCCATCGAAAAAAGTCTTACGAATGGCGTTTGCCCAATTCACTAACTTCTCTGCGAAATCAGGATCAGGAACTCCAAGAGAATCAAGAACTTTGTTCACGATTTTCTTTTCAGTTTGTGCTGAAGGATAACCGACTTCCATTGTGATAGGAAATCTTTCAAGGAATGCTTCGTTCAGAATATTAGTAAAAACAAATCTACCATCTTCAGAACCTTTTCCTTTAGTATTGGCGGTTGCGACAACTGAAAAACCTTCAGTCGGTGTAACCATTCTGTTTATCTTTTTCAGATAAACACCTTTACCTTCAAGTATAGGTTGTAGGCACATCACTTTGTTTGATGCCAAATCAATCTCATCTAGAAGAAGAACTGCACCACGTTCCATTGCGATCACCACAGGACCGTCCTGCCATACTGTATTACCATCAATCAACGCATAATGTCCCAAAAGATCATCTTCATCAGTTTCAACAGTAATGTTCACTCTGATAAATTCTCTCTTGAGTTTGGCACATGCTTGTTCGGTCATGTAAGTTTTACCAGTTCCAGATTCACCAGTTTCAAATACTGGATAAAACTTTCTAGAACTTAAAACCTTAATCAAATCACTAAAATGTCCGTGAGCCACAAACAACGGATCTTTTTTAGGAATCAATTCCGCTGGATTGAAATATGTACTCATATCTAAAGTACTTTCTGTTTGTGTTATTGGAGTCAAATCACTTTTAGTAAGTAATTCTTCTGGCGCTTGACTCAAATTGCCAATCTTACTAGTTCTTGAATGCCATTCATCAAATGCATCTGCTTCAGTCGCGCCTTCGCCACCATTAAGTGCGGGAAGACGATAAGTATCTTTACTAACCTTAGTAAAGGCACCCATTCGCCTTGTATCAGTCATCCAAAATGGGAATTTCATCCCATTTTCTTCCGCTATTTCAGTAATAGTTTTCTTTGCTAATGTTGCGCCTTCGCCATATTTGACGATTGCCGCTGAAAGAAACTTTAACTGTTTTTCCGTATATGTCATTTTCACATCTCTCATAATGTTATGGGATTATTCCCTCATCTTCAGGTACCATTATACAGTAAATACGCCGGAAAGTCAAGTGTTTATACAAACTTTTTTCACACCGCTACCATATCAATGAATCGTGACAATAGCCTTCTCTGTTGTAATTTTCCAGCTGAAAACTTTTTAAATGCTCTCGCCATTTGAGATACAGTTGCATCTTCTGCAACTTCTAAAGTTGTTTCTTCAACTTCCAAATTCCGTCCTCCTTGAATCAAATATTGTTCGTTAAATCCCATCATTTCAGGGGCGATCATATATTTGTCTTTACGGTACTTTCTCAATGAAGTTTCAATTTCTTCAAAGTCAGGTGATGGCTCTCCTACAGCTTGTCTTGATTTATTTAGATAGTCTGCCATATCATATTTTCTCATTGTTTGAGACAAGAAAAAATTGACGATATTAATATCAAAAACTTCTCTCTGGAATTTAACTAAAGCTTCAGTAGTTGATTCTGCTCCACGAAAATTACCACTCTTGATTTTTATTTCTTTTTTGGAAACAGAATCCCGAATAATTACATTTTCACTTGTAGGATCATAACGACATGTTTCATCTTCTCCTACCCAATATTGATTGGAACTATGTGAAGAACCATCAGTAAGAAAAATACTATTAATAACATCAACTTGATTCTTTTTTTGAAATTCTCTCATTACTGAAAATGATACAAACAAAGTTGAATTTAAAGGAGTTCCTCCCAAATGCATTTTCTCAGGAATATCAAAACGTAAATCTTGAGCATAACTATATGATCTGGAATAATAACTTGCTGTTGCTGTCATGTAAATATATGCCTCATGAATTTGCTTTGCTTTCATTCTTGAAGAAAATAGGTTCAAGAGATTGAAACGATGTAGTGCTACTGTTCCATACTTTCGGATTTTCTCTCCTAACATATATCCGTTTGAATCAATCCAAGTTTTTTGTAGTTCTTGATCTTCATATCTTGTGTATGAATCACTAAAGGCATAAACCTCAAACGGAATATTCACTCTCTTACAAAACATAACCAACGTTAACATTTGTTCAATAGTCCCTTTCATGTTTCTTGACATTGAACCAGACCAATCGACAAACATCACTAAACCATGATTCTTTCCATCAGGAGTAATTGTCAGCTTCTTAAAAATATGTTCATTATATTTGTAAGTATAAAGTCTTTCAGAATCAAGAATTCCAGAATTGGCAGTAGCCGCTCTTGAATGTGACTTTGCTGCTTTCTTCATCTCAAATTCTTTTGCAAGATATTCAACAACTTTCTTATTCTTATTACGAAAATCATTAAACTTTTCTGTAGCCAACACCATCATTTCATCTCCAGTTCGTTGATCATAACGACCTGGCCTATCTCCTGAATAAAGTGTTTTATAATCTTCATACAATTCAGAATAATTAACAATAATATGTTTCAAGTTAACATTATTTGGAAGATTTATATACCGATAAGGCTTTGCCTCTTCTGATACCAATTCAATTTCATTGTTTCGAAAATTACGATCAGTTTTTGACTCAGGCTCAAACTTTCCATTCATACCGCCTTCAGCGCCAGAGGAACGTCCTCCTGTATTTTCTTCAGATTCATCTCCTTCAGATTCATTTTCTTCATTAGAATCTCCTGAACTCGAACTAGATTCATTTTTTTCGTTCTCATTATCGTTCTCGGGACCAGAACCTTCTTCATTTTTTTCTTCATTTTTCTCTTCAGAATCATCACTATAATCACTAGGATCATAATCTTCATTCCAATCTGTATCTTCATCATCATCCGCCATCATTTCTTCCCAATCATGATCAGACATATCAGTTTCAGATTCATTTTCTTTTGCATACTCATAAAGGTCTTCACAAATCTTTACTACATCAGCCCAAGTTTGAGCTTTATCAATTCTATCAAGAAAAACACTTTCTTCATCAGAAAAAGTAAGATTCATATAATCACCTACTTTATAGTGAAGATTAATTCTATCAATCAATCCCAGTTTAGTTAAATCTTCATTTTTAACACCAAAAAAATCACGCTTCATCAAATCAGAATATCCGTCAACAAAGGAACGGCGGCCACCAGGAAATTTTATTTTAATTTTTCTTTCGATTCGTGCATCTTCAACTACATTAAGAAACGATTTAAAACCTTTTCCGTGACTTTCTACATCATGAAAACCTTCAGCCGGAGTAAACAAGGCATGACCAACTTCGTGTAGCACAAGTAAATCGTAAAGATTTCCGCTCATCTCTTTCCAAATTGGAAGGCGAAGAACTCGATTCTTTACATCAAATGATGCTGTATTAAATTTTCCATGTTCAACAGTCAAATTTTCTGAAGCGAGAAGTTTCGCTAGAATTGACTTTGATTCTTTATTGGCTAATTTCATTTCCATGTTTGTTCTCTAAAAAAGTTTTTCTCTCATTCTCTACTTATATTCTATCACAACTGGGTCAGGAAGTCAAGTGTTTATATAAATTATTTCATCATCGAGATTATATCTTCCATCCCAATCCATTTCAATCGAATCACTACGATCACATACCGAATTGGCCCAACCGGGATACAATTCCTTTTCTTCGGACATATCGGAAAGGATCA